TCACGTTCACAATCCGCTGCGTATCCACCTGCTTGAACACGATGTCCGGACGACGAAACACCTTCTTCTGCGCATACGAGTCACCGTCAACCCAACCCGTACGATAATACGAAGTAAAACTCGCAGCAGTCCCATTGAAATTGTCCTGCTCCTCGTCATACAAATCAACCTTCACGACCCTTGCCTGAAAAGGGTGACAGAACACCCGATAGTTCGCACCATTGTCATCCGTCCAATCGGTTCCGCCAACCACGCCGTAACCGTCGTGGGTGGCGAACTGTGTGTAGGAACCAGCGGCACCGATTGACGCGTCAAACACGTAGTTCCGAGTCGGCAAAGTCGCAGTGTTCGTGTCATCAAACGGCAACGCAGCCCACACACGGCGACCCGCATACGACACCGAATACGGTTCGGTAGAAGCCGTAGACAAACGCTTCTCATCCACCAAAGGGCGCAACGGTTCAAAGATGTCCACGATTTTCGTGCCATCGTAGAAGAACAAACCTTCTGGATTCGAGTAGAAGTAGACACCAGCCTCGGACTGTGCCATGCTGTGATGGTTGTTCGTTCCCAAGTTCGTTGACAACTCAACGACTTGGAAGTTGTCCGACGAGTTACCAATCAACAGATAGATGCCGTTCGGTTTGAAGATGACAAGTTGACCGGCGACGATGGCGAGCGCACGGATACCGAGACCGCCACCGTTGAAATCAAGATAATCGTCTTCCATCCAGTTCTCCGGCAAACCTTCATGCGACCAACGCAAACGATTCGCGTACTCAACTCCGTCTTCGTAGGTGTGCGCCGCAAACAGTTTGTTTGCGTGCGTAATCACATGCTCAGCCCTCGGCATGTGCGTACCATTCGGATTGTTGTACGGCTGCCATGTCGGACCAGACGCGGACAAAGCAGTCGCATACGTCGCACCCGTCGTCCACTTGTACCCAACCTTGCCGGTAGCAGCACCAGAAGTCATGTACAGCGTGTTGCCCCACGCATACATACACACACCATGCGCCGACGACGAAACAATCGGATTACCCGACGAATACTCCAACTTCGTAAAATCACCACCCGACGAATGCCACACATTCGTATGATTCGCCAACATCAAACGGGAAGCATCACCATAAAACGCATACAACCTCTGCGGCGCCCACGTCCCCGCCACGGCAGTCGTATTCAACCTGTGCATACCACCACGACTAAACACCCCACCACGAGGGTCAATCTCCACATTCAACAAATCAGGCGACTCGTTACGAGACAACTGAAACTGGTCAGCGCGAAGGTTCAAACCGCCAGTGAAATCGTCGTACCGCAAAGTTGAAAGATTGCTCATGACCCAAGCGTCGCCCCCAACGTCTGCAACCAGCGACGCATCGTCGGATACTTCTTACCACCCGACAACAACAACGGTCTGTGCGACCGTGCCTTCATCAAATCGCGGCGAGCCATCGCCACACCCTCCTCAAACGACCGCTGATACATCATCGCCATCTGATTATCCTCTTGACGCTGGTACACGCGCGCGAGCGCGTAGTACGCCAACAGGATGTGAAACCAGTTGTCCATGTCAATCTCGGTAGCCGTATTCGACAACCACGTGTACGTCGGGTTACGGTACGCGCGGACAGTCAACGGGTAAACGACATCGGGTTTCGGATACAGGTGAATCTGGCTGTCCCACACAGCCCAAAAATAGGGGCGACCGGCGACATCGGTGTTACCCAACCAAATGTCCTCGGCATCATCGTACGCAATCTCCGTGAACCTGTTACCCGATGCCGTAGTTTCAACGATGGAAATGATTTCCCGAATGTCCCCGATAACAGAGATGGTGTACGGGCGTTGGTTGGCAACCGTGTTCAGCGTGTACGTTTCTTGGTAGAACGGCCAGCGTCGCTCCAAAGCGACGATGCGCTGGAACGCTTCCTTGACGAACGTATCCAACAGACTGTTGGGTAGGTCAACGGTGTCCAAATCCGAGATGTCTCGGACCATCGTGCGAACGTCGGCTAGATTCAAGCGACATCACCGCCTTTGGCGGCTTTACGCAAATGACCGATGCAGTACTGGGTGCCTTTTGCCTTCGGACCTTCGCATGTGTCGTTGTCGGCAACGCAACGGTTGCGACCTATGTATTCACCCCCACCAGCCTGCAGACGTGCCTCATTGACTCCCTGATGGGCTGGTCGTTGACCGTTGACGGGTTGACCATAGAAAGCGTAGGCGGGCTTAGAACCTTTCATCATCCTTAGCCCCAGTTGCTACTGCAACAAGTCAAATCCGCCCGGCTTACCGCCACCACCAATCAAACGAGCGTAACGAGTTGAACGCATGCCCTGACCTTTTCTGGCTTTCGTAATCTTTGTACTAATGTCATCTTTTCTCAACCCCATCTCCCCACCAGAACCCTTTGCTCCTCTTACTGCTGTTTTGCTTTGGATTTTTCCAGCGCGAGCCAAATCAACCGCCGCTTTACGGTTCATGCGAAGAATATCTTCTTTGGACTTCCCTTTGTAAATTGGACCCATTGTGCGAAGATTTCTTGCCTGATTTGCGCGATAAAGATTTCCCGGACTTGGTGCTTTTCCTCTAATCGCTTTTCCAGCAACAATCGCACCACCAGCAGCAACACCTGTAGCAACTGCAGCAATGTCTTTCTTCCTGCGTGAGTTGCGTTTATTTTCAGCCCTATTGGAATCGCGCTTCCGTTTGTCGTCTTCGCGGTCCGCACGACTCGTTGAAACACTTCGCTTCTTTGCCATAACTATCTCCTACTTGAAGGTCCCCGCCCCACGGAAGGGAGGTGGCATGAGGCGGGGAACCAACTAACTCAGTAACCCTTGCCGATGCCCGATGGTCTTCCTTGCGGAAATCCGCCACGCTTCGGCTTTTGGGGCGTAGTCGAAGGCTGCATGGTCTTTGGCTTGGAACCCGTACCCGACTTCTTCTTTCCCATCGCCGCAAACTCAGCACGAGCCTTCGCACGCAGTTTACGCTCACGCGTACTACGAGAAGCCGCATCTTTCGTCGGCGCAACACCCTTCTTCTTCAGGTATTGACGAACGTACTTGGTTTTGGCAGAACGCGGCTTTTTGCTACCGGTTCCCTGACCGTTATCAAGTATTGCATATTCCCCTGGCATAACTATCTCACTTTCCCTTGTTGTTGTGATGCGGGGCAGAGGGCTTCATCCCCCTGCCCCCGCATCTTCTCCCTTTACTTGCGGTACACCTTCACGGTGCTGTCCGACTGGACAACCCCGACGAAAGTACCCGACGTTGCAGCCGAAACGGTTGCCGAACCCACGAGAGTCACAGAGGTACCACCGGCAAGCGTAATCGCGTGCGTAGCAGCAGCCTTGTTGACAATCGTGAACTCAAACGACGTACCAGTTGACTCATCAACCAGTGCCGCAACGATGAGCGCCGCCGTAGCGGTCGTCAGCGTGCGTCCAGCAGTCGGTGTCTGCGTGAAGAGTTTGCTCTCCAACAGTTGAGCCGCGGTAAGCGTCGCAGCAGCATCAGCAACTTCCACCTCCACAACCTTTTCGGATGCGGTGATGTAGTCCTCAAGACGCTTGCGGGTAATCGTTCCGCTGTCGCTATTTGGCTTCAATGGCATGACATTTCTCCTTATTGGTTAGGCGGTCTTCGCCGTGAGTTTACCCTGCTTGGCGCAGTTACGCACCGTCAGGTTGCCGTAGCACATGATGAGCGCGTAACGAGCATCCACGTCCTCAGGGGACACGAACGCTGTCTGCGCAAACCACTTGCCAGAGTGACCAACGAGGGTCAGATACTTGCTGTTCAGGAAGAACATGACACCAGCGGGGCAGTGCACATCGTACACAACCGGACCAGCCTTGAACAACAGGTTCTGGAAACCAGCATCTGCCGTCTTGGTGTCGGTGTAACGAAGTTGCGGCTGCAACAGAGCCTCATACTTCTCAAACAGGGTTTGGGTCGTCAGCACCATGTCCGGGTGGTCATTACCAACCGACACGCTGTTGTACGCCGTGGACATTTGGGCAAGCGTGAGGGCCGTTGCGGTGTTCTCCTCGTACGAGCGCCACCACGAGTACGAAGAACGGTCAATGCCGCCCACCGTACCAGAAGCCTCAACGAGATTCCCGAGACCGTTCCAGTCCTTGCTTGAGTTGCCCGTGCCATCAGAGAAGAACATTTCGTTGAAACCTTCACGCATTGACTCTTCAGCCTGCATGATTTTGGCTTCCAGCAGGTTGATGATTTCCTGCTCACCGTTGTTCTTCGCCTCCTCGATACCGCTGATTGAGATGGACGCAGCGTACTGCTTCCACTCAAACTCGGCAGCCGAGATACCCGTTTGCGGGGTGAGGCTGAGCGAGTCGTAGCCCGAGTAGGACCCGACCGTGTTGTTTTCTCCGTAGATAATCGGCTCAACAATCTTGGTACCACCGTTCAACATGCGGATGCGACCCTTATCCATGAGGAAGTAAGTCAACGGACGTGCAGTGAACACGTTGTCCGTCAGTTGTGAACGATAGTTCGCAAGCGTCGTCGTAAGCAGATTATCAAAATTTGGATTTGCTGTCATTTTGATTTACTCCTTGGTTGAAATTGTGCTAGCCCTCTAACTGCCGTTTGGCAGATTCAAAGGCATCGCGGACACTACGAATTGGTTTTGAAGACACATCGGCACTCTTCGCAGAAGCACCCTTAGACACAATCGCAGCCTCCCGTTTGGCTTCAACAATCTTCTTTTCCTCTGGTGTCACCTTCGTTGCTCCTTTGGTTTGAGATTGTTCGTACAAACGGTCAAATGCGACCTGTTTATGGACTGCTTCCAGATTCGTGTTACCCGTCGCCAACGCCTTTGCTACTACCGCATTGGCATCAAACAGGTCCCCGTATCTTCGTGACAAAGACTCAATCTGATTCTCCAATTCACGCATCGCCCTGTCTTGCTCGAATGCTTGAATACGAGTTTCAAGTTGCCGGTACTGCTTTTCCACAGGGTCCAAAAACTCGTCCTCTTCGGACGTTGGTTTCTGATTCACACCATAATGTTGCGAAAGCAGTTCCAGAGTGCCGTTCGGGTCGTTCTGCAAAGCCTCTTGCAAAGCGCCAGCGAACTGCACCTGTCTCCGTTGCTCAGCGAGTTCCTGCGTCTTGCGTGTATAGTCCGCTTGACGCTGGTACCCGTTGAGCGCCTCAGCCAGAGGAACCTCAATTTCTTCGCCATCAACAGTCAACTTGACAGGCTTGTCAGCGTATTCGTCCCAAGCGAAATACTCTTTCGGTTCCCCAACTGGGGTATCACCAATCTCCGCGTCCGCCTCAACTTGCCCCTCTAGGGGTGTGTCAGTAACGCTTTCAACGGTGGATTCAAATTCTTTTTGCACAGAGTCCTCCTTCGGCGGTTGCTCTACCCCTAGTACCGGGCACTACATCGTTTGTTCAAATGGCAACTGCGTATTCGCCAACGGAGCACCCGAAGCCAACAGTTGCGACAGAATCTCAGGCGGGATATTGCTCGGCATCGGCATACCGCCAGTCGGCTCACCCTCAGCCGCACCCATACCCGGAACCATGCCACCACCACCCATTTGAGGTGGCATCGCACCCTCCGGACCCATCGGCGGCATCGCCATAATGAACCCCTGCGCCTGCTTGATACCGAAACCATACTGCAACACGTAGGTCGCCAGTTTGCCCATGTCCAGAATCCCAGCCCCAGCAAACGGAGCCATCGCATCCACAATCTGCAACGCCCGCTGACGACGGAACGACTCATTCATCGGAGCCGTAGACCCAGCCTCAACCTCGTAATCAAACTCGCCTTGGATGTAGTCACGGTCAAACGCCAACCACAACGGCTGCGCCTCAGACCCCACCACACGAATCGCCTGCTCACCAGTCATGAACTGTTGAGCCAACATCACCAAACGACGCGCACACTCACCAATCGCCCGCTCAACAATCGCCAACTTGTCGCTAGCACGAGCATTAGACGCATCCTGCACAATCGCCGCCTCCGTAGCGGTACGGCGAATCTCGGGCA